GGAACTGCGGCGGATCAACCCGATCATCCGCAGCTACCACATCAAGGACCGCATGGCCCTGCTCAAGAAGGCTGACCTCACCAACGTGTATCGTGCCATCAACACGGTGCAGTCCACCGCGTGGAAGATCAACACGCCTGTCCTCGATGTGATGCGTGAGGTGTGGGACAGTGGCCTCGACCTCGACGTGTTGCCTGACCGGGACGTGCTGCCTCTCCCTCCCAAGCCCATCGACATCGACACCAACAAGGATGCGTTGGCTGCATGGAAGAAGGCTGCGGCTGAGGTGTACACCCTCAATGCTCAGTCGGTGTCTCGCCGCCTGAACGTGGAGCGTACCCTCATGGTGGCTGAGGAGTACAGGGATCGTGACGCCATGTACTACGTCTATCAGTGTGACTTCCGTGGTCGCCTGTATGCTGCGGGTGCTGGCCCCAATCCTCAGGGTGCTGACTATCAGAAGGGACTGATCACCTTCGCTGATGGTAAGCGCATCGGTGATGACACTGGCCCCGGCTGGCTCGCCATCCACGGTGCCAACTCCTACGGGGTGGACAAGGTCAGCTTGGAGGAACGCATCGAGTGGACACAGCAGCACAGCGAACTGATTGTTCAGTGTGCTGACGATCCACTGACGCACACCTTCTGGACCACTGCCGACCAGCCTTGGGTGTTCCTCGCCTTCGCCTTCGAGTGGGCAGGGTTCATCCGTGAGGGTGCCGAGTTCATCACGCACCTGCCGATCATGATCGACGGCACGTGCAATGGACTTCAGCACTACAGTGCCATGCTGCGGGATGAGGTGGGTGGTGCAGCCACCAACTTGGTCCCGGCTGATAAGCCTCAGGACATCTACGGCAGGGTGGCTGAGGTGGTACTGATGAAGGACCCATCGCTGAAGGGTATCGTTGACCGCTCGATCACCAAGCGTCCGGTGATGGTGCTGCCTTACGGTGGCACCTTCAACTCCTGCAAGGACTACGTGCGTGACGCCCTCCGTTCGAAGGGTCACAAGATGGAACTTGAGGAGATGAACCGGATCGCAGCCCTGATCTGGGAGAGCATCGGTGACGTGGTGGTAGCTGCCCGTGAGGGTATGGGTTACCTCCGCAAGCTGGCATCAGCGATGAACAAGAAGGGCAAGCACATGCAGTGGACCACGCCGAGTGGGTGGGTGGTACTTCAGCAGTACTTCCCGATGGAGAAGAACCGCGTGAAGTGCACGGTAATGGGTGAGCTTGTTAAGCTCGACCTTGCTATCCCCGACCTCGACAATCTCGAAGCTCGTCGCTCAGGGCAGGGGCTTGCACCTAACTTCGTGCATTCTATGGACGCGGCTGCGCTGATTGGGATGGTCAACCTGTGTCACGAACAGGATGCTCCGATCAACCAGTTTGCCGTGGTGCATGACAGCTTCGGGACCTTGGCCCCGGATATGGACATGCTCAGTGCCTGTGTTCGTCATTCCTTCGTGCACATGTACGAGTGGCATGACGTGCTTCAGGAACTGCGGGACGTGGTGGTTCATGAGATCGGAGCGAGGGCAGCGAAGTCCCTGCCTCAGGTTCCTGATCGTGGCACCCTCGACCTGAATGGAGTGATGAAGTCTGACTTCTTCTTTGCCTAGGTAGTTCTACAAGTCAGACTATTTGTGGCCCCCCTAAGCCCACCCCAACATTCACATGAGGTACACATGAAGCACACCCTCCCGCGCATCACGATCCGCATGGGTGCTTCGACCAACGAGGCTGAGGTTGATGGCACCACCATCGACCTCTCTTCCCTCACTAGCGGCCAACGCAAGATGGTTCGCGGTGTGGTGGTCGGCGCACTCACCTCGCGAGGTTACTTCAAGCATGATTGATTACGGTCGCCTCGCTAACGCTGACGCCCATGAGACATCTCAAGCCACTATCGCTGTGGCAAACGGGCTTCAGGACTACGACAAGGAGGTCCAGCTACTCGCGGCTGCGGCCTTCTTCCTCCTCCTCTGCGAGGGCCACCGCGTCCCCGCTCAGGAGGTCTTCACCTACACGAAGAACATGATGAACGCTGAGAAGTACGCGGCAGCACCGCAGTTCAATGCAGCAAACCAATACATTCAACAGGAGATTATCAATGGCTGACGCCGACCTTGAAGTGACTGAAGTTACCGTTCACCTCACCCTCACTGAGGACGAGGCGAGCGCATTGCGTGACGTGCTGGCCCGCGTGGCTGGCTTCATGCACACCCGCCGTGCACACATCGAGGCCATCTCCGATGCACTCGACGAGATCGGCTTCGACTTCGATGACAGCGTCGAGGACATGGAAGGCTCGGTGCAGTTCATCTGATGGAACAGTACATCGAACGTCTCATCCGCAAGGCCACCGCCATCTTCGAACGTGATGGTGTTCTTCCTCTCGACCTCCTCGTTGAACTCGACGAGGCCGGGATTGACATCTCTGCTTTCACTTAATCGTCCCACTTCGACAACGAATAGGAAATGTTATGGTAGAAAAATATAAGCCGAACCCGAAGTTCACCACTCCGAAGGGTGTCTTCAAGTTCCCCCGCCTCAACGAGCCGGACACCAAGTTCAACAAGAACGGTGAGTACTCGGTGAAGCTGATCGTCCCGATGGCTGAGGCCAAGGCGTTGGCTGACAAGTTGGCTCCGGCCTTCGACGCAGCCAAGCTGGAAGGCGAGACGCGCTTCAAGGAACTCCCGGTTGCCTCGCGTAAGAAGCTCGGTGAACTGACGGTGAACCCCCTGTTCACTGAAGTGTTCGATGAGGAGACTGAGGAGCCGACTGGCGAGGTCACCTTCAACTTCAAGATGACCGCCTCCGGTGTCTCGAAGAAGACCAACAAGCCGTGGTCTCGCAAGCCCGCCATCTTCGATGCGACTGGCAAGCCGATGGTCAACGCTCCGTCCATCTGGGGTGGCACGGTGGGCAAGGTCAGCTTCGAGGTGGTCCCCTACTGGAACGCTGCGGCTGGTGCATGCGGTCTGTCGCTCCGTCTTCAGGCGGTGCAGGTCATCGACCTCGTCTCCGGTGGTGGTCGCTCCGCTGGTGAGTACGGCTTCGGTGAGGAGGAGGGCTACGCCCACGATCCGAGTGGCGAGGGCTTCTCGGATGAGAGCAGCGCCCCGGCATCCACCTCGACGGATGGTGAAGAAGACTTCTAACGATCAGCGTGGTCTGATCGAAGGATACCGTAGTGGATTGGAAGAGAAGGTTGCGGATCAACTCCGCAGCCTCTCTGTCCCCGTCATCTACGAAGCGACGAAGGTACGGTACACCCCTCCCATCAAGACGAGGACGTACTGCCCCGACTACATCCTTCCCAATGGCATCATCATCGAGACCAAGGGTAGGTTCGTCACCGCTGATCGACAGAAGCACAAGGCCATCATGACTGAGCATCCTGACCTCGACCTGCGGTTCGTCTTCAGTAACCCCAACGCCCGTATCAGTAAGACTTCAACTACCACTTACGCCAAGTGGTGTGATGATCACGGCTTCCTCCATGCAGCCAAGCTCATCCCACTATCGTGGATCAAGGAGCCACCCCACATCGTGAGGATCATGGCTCTTCAACTTGCAACTGGCACCTCGCTTGAGGACCTTATGAAAGGACTAGCCGAATGAAGACCATCAACAAGCTGCCCATGTCCGCGATGATCCTCCGTCATCTGGAAGACAAGGGTTCGATCACCAACGTGGAAGCTCAGGCTCTCTACCGTTGCCGCTCCCTGTCCCGCCGCGTGTGTGACATCAAGGCGTGGGGCTTCCCCATCAAGTCGCATATGAAGAAGGATGCGACTGGCCAGCGTTACGTTCGCTACACGTTGGAGGGCTAATGATAGCCGCGTGGATACTCATCCTCTTCTACGCTGGCCCTGACGTGGAAGAGATCGAAGGCTTCACCTCGAAGGCCACGTGTGTCGAAGCGGGCGACAGCCTGAATGACCACGTGTTCTCCCTTCGCTATGAATGCTTGGAGGTCAAGTGACTATGAACATGAACGACTATCAGACCGCAGCCCGCCGCACTGCGATGGGCAACTCGCTCGACCACTTCGTCATGGGCCTCAGTGAAGAGGCAGGCGAGGTGGCAGGTGTGATGAAGCGGTTCCACCGTGGCGACGAGCAGTATGGCGGTAAGCCTATCGTCTCCAACGGTAAGCTCACCATCGCAACTGACCTCTCTCCCTTCGCCAAGCTCAAGCTGATCGATGAGATCGGTGATGTCCTCTGGTACATCGCCATGATCGCTGACGAACTTGAGATGGACCTAGAGACGGTAGCCACCCGCAACATTCAGAAGCTGGCTGATCGTCAGAAGCGCAACGTCATCACTGGATCAGGAGATAATCGCTAATGAATAACGAGACTGACAATACCCAAGAACTGACACAGCAGTTGATCATGATGTGTCTCGACAAGCCACCGCACGTGGCACTGACGGCCCTCCTCTTGGCCTTCGGTACTGGTGCGTTGGCCGTTGGTATTCCACTGGAGAACGTGAGTGTCCTCGTTGAGGATACCATCAAGGACATCTACGAACAGAACTCGGGTGCTTTCGTCTGATGCATGATGACAACGGTTCCAGCTTCATTGGCAAGGAGCCGTGTCCAAGCTGCGGGTCGAGGGATAACCTCGCCCGCTACTCGGACGGTCACGGCTACTGCTTCGGGTGCGGCCACTACGAACACGGTGACGGCACATCAACAGTTCAACATCAGGAGAAGCGAGTGATTGGTCTAGTTCCACAAGGAGACTTCAAGCCGCTGACCAAGCGCGGCATTCATCAGAACACCTGCGAACGATACGGCTACACGGTTGGTGAGTTCAATGGTGTGCGTGTGCAGATCGCACCGTACCACGACGAGAACAACGTCATCGTTGCACAGAAGATCAGGTACCCCAACAAGGAGTTCAAGTTCATCGGTGAACCCAAGCTGGCTACCCTCTTCGGTCAGCACCTGTGTCGTGATGGTGGCAAGCGGCTGATCATCTGCGAGGGCGAAGTTGATGCACTCTCAGCCAGTCAGATGTTTGGCAACCGTTGGGCCGTGGTGTCCGTGAAGAACGGAGCGCAGGGTGCAGCCAAGCAGGTGAAGGAACAGTACGAGTTCGTCGCCAGCTACGATGAGATCGTGATCTGCTTCGACATGGATGAAGCGGGACGTAAGGCAGCTAACGAGGTTGCCACTCTGCTTCCTCCCGGCAAGGCTAAGGTCGCCTCCCTTCCTCTTAAGGACGCCAACGAGATGCTGGTTGCGGGACGCGAGAAGGAGTTCGTGTCTGCCATCTTCGAAGCAAAGACCTACCGTCCCGATGGTATCGTCAATGGCCTCGACATCTTCGACAGCGTCATGGCTGACGAGGCTGACTTCGCCTTCAACTACCCTTGGCAGAAGCTACAGGAGATGACGCTTGGGTTCCGCCCCGGCGAGATCGTCATGTGGACTGCTGGCTCAGGCATCGGCAAGTCCTCGATGGTACGTGAGATCGAGTGGGACCTCATCCGTAGTGGTGAGACCATCGGCATCATCCGCCTTGAGGAGAGTGTGAAGATGGCTGCGCGTGACCTCATCGGCCTCGCCCTCAACAAGCGGGCAAGGAAGTTGTGGAACACGCTGACACCTGAGGAACGGAAGCAGGGCTACGACATGACACTCGGCACTGGTCGCGTGTTCATGTACGATCACTTCGGTTCCACTGACATCGACAACCTGATCTCTCGCATCCGCTACCTCGCAGTAGGTTGTGGCTGCAAGATCGTGGTGCTCGATCACGTATCCATCG